CCCATGGCCTTGGTCTTGCCAATCTTACCATCCACATCCAGTCGCTTGCCCTCCAAGTCAATGATGTTCACAGCATAACGCTTCTTGGTAATGAACAAACTGCGGTCAGCAACCAGTTCACGACCTGCCTTGATCAAGGATCCCATGTCTCGGGGACAATGGAATGCCTGTTCCATAAACGCTGGAAAGCTCTCGTTTACTTGATCTGCAATTGAGTCATACAGTTGGATGCAAGTTTCTTTTGACCATTCCATACGTCCTTCTGCGACTTCTTTTTCCAGTATGGGCCATGCAGAGAAATAGCATGAGTCTGTGTCACCATAGATGATGGCCTTGCCTGTGTGATCATATTCACCTGTGATACACTCGTTGATGTGAGCATCCATGTGCTTGGCAATTGATCTTCCGGCCAGCGTAGTTGACTGCCCAATGCGCTTGTCAAAGAAACGGCAGCCTGGATTCAAAATAGCACCATACAAGCTATTCAAGTTAATCTTCTTGACCAGCTGGCGCTTGTCCCAGAACGCAATTTCTTTGGGATCCTTGGTTTCTTTCTTCTTGGCCTGTAGCTCTTGTCGTTCACGATACCAGCGTTCCAGCAGGCCGGGGATGATACCTTTCTTTTCGTAAGTGAGAATGGTACCATTGGCAGTAAGGATCCACGGCTGGTTTGAGTCAAAGATCATGTGCCAGATTTCCATAGCTGAATGCACACTCTCTTCGCCACCTTCCCAGTCAATGGTTATTTCTGTGCCACGTTGCTGTTCCATTACCGCAGTGTATTCTAAGCTGGCAAACAAGCCTTCCCATGCAGCCGCAAAACTTTGTCCCTTGGCCATGTTGGCTTTGATCAAATGATCAGTCATGGTCTGGCGCAGTTGGCCTACCACAGTTTCTGGACCCATGTTCATGGCACGAATAGCAGATGGGTACAGTGAGTTAATGTCCACTGATCCAATCCACATGTGCAGGCCCTTTTTAGGATATGCCACATACGCACCTGCGGCCTGTGTGTCGTCATCTGTAAGGCGTTGCTTGCGATTGGGCACAACCATGCCACGCTCGTGTGCTTCATTGATAATGGCCTGTTCGGTCACTGCCACAGCACCCATTGTGGTTTGTAGCAACACAGTATTGGCATGTGCCAGTTCATTGGCTAGATCCAAGAAACGCAATTTCTTGTCCAGTTTGGCAATGATCATGGTGTCTTGACGGTTGTACTCAATAAACTTTTTAAAGTGTTGGTTGTACAACTGATCCAGTGTGCCTTCAAACTGTGTTTTGCGTTCGCCCAGTTCATACTCACCAATCGCATCCAAACTGTATGAGTGGCGTTCTTCGTATGTGTACTTGCGATACAACTGCATATAGTCCATATGCACACGACCAATCAAGTCGTAAGTTTGATTCTCTGCGCCAAAGCGTTCAAACATACGTTGCTTGGGAAACTGTCCCCACAAACAAAAACGCCTTGTGTCATCCTTGCTGAGTATTCTTGTGGTACGATTTACTGTGTAAGGAATGTCATAGCCTTCTGAGTTCCAACCTGTAAGTACATCTGCACCTTCAATCACATCCAAGAACATCTTGATCATGTCTTCTTCACGCTCAAACAAGATGGTGTTTTCAAACTCACTCACCAGCTCTTGTGCAGTATCCCAACTTAGATGTTTGGGCGGCACTGCCAGTGTGATCATCTGATCCAACCAGTCCAAGTATACGGATATAGCAGTGATGGGATTGAATGGATCTGCCACAGGTGAGAATCCACGCTCTTGGTCAAATGCAACTTCAATGTCAAAAAATGCTGTGTGTAATTCAGGAGCATCTTGGTCTTTGTAGTTTTCTTCCAGGCATCTAAAGATAGGATTGATGTCTGATTCATACAATTGCTTGCCAGACTGGCTGCGAACTTCCTTGCGAAATTCTTTGTTGTTGCGCGATGAGAATCTATTTACAGGTGTGCCGTAGATGCTTTGGAACTTGCCTCTAGGATCGTCATAATAGAAGATGTAGTTGGCAGGATATTCCTTGTAGACTCGTTCGCCATTGCGGCGTTCTACAACATGAATGCGATCGTGTTCACGATCAAAAAGTGCGTCGATATAACTCATTGTTCTCCGTTTGTGGCCGGGTGGGCCTTGCTACATGCTCGTAATGTGAGCGACTCATAGGTATTTATAGAGTTTTACCAACTGTTTCTAAAATAGTTTCCAGGGTCTCGTGATCTTGTTTCTCTTTGCCAAACTCGGCTTTGTGCGCCAGCTTGATGGCCTTCTTGAGAATAGCAGGTTTGATTTCCAGTTCTTCAGCCACAGCCTTGATAGTGTCAGTGAGTCCGCCATTGAGTGTTTCGATCTCGTGAAGCACTTGCATGCCTTCGTTGATAATTTGGGTAAGTTTGAGTTTTTGTTCGCCGTTAAATGTCTTGCTCATAGAGCCTCCTAAAAAAACAAGTATACAGTTTTAGCAGAAGAATGTCAAGATGAATTTGCTCACTTTGGATCGCAAGGTAGCGAATCCATTGACCCAGGCAGCAGCCGCCCACTCGGTCCTAAGGCTGAGTTTGGTTAGCCACCTGCGGCTTGAATTCTTCTCGCTAGAGAATTGATCTGTTGGTGCAACGCCTGTGCTTCGAGGTCTCTGGGCATCATGCGGTCAGCATATTGATAACTTGTGCCGCCCAGTTGATCAAACTGTGCCTGTTTGGCAGACAGTTCTCTTTTCAATGCATCAACATCAACTGACGCTGCATCTGCTGCCGCAGATTTTGCTGCTTGTGTTTGCCGAGCCAGGTACGCTGTACGATCTTGTTTGCGTAACTCGTCATGTTCTGGATCACCATGTATGCGGAGATTGGCAAATCGAGGATTATTTTTTTGTAATTGTTTGAAATAATCTGTCAAACTATCGTTTTCAAATAAGTCGGCAAGTTTCATATTATCGTTCTTCTATGTAATCTTGATTGAGATTTTGTTCTGGCCGATTACGCTGTTTATGAGCGCGGAACAAATCAACTGCTATGCCTGCTTCGTCAGATGTTCGGAATCTGCTGGGTAAGCTACGACCACGATGGCGTATTTCATAACCGTTGCCTTCATCACCGTGTATTTCAAATATGGCGCCGTCATCCAGTTCCATGACTTTGATGGGCTGCTGCGGATTGCCTAGTTGGGTATCTATGTTGTCTTCGATACCATGTACTGTGCTAGGATCAGTTAGTTCATAATCGTTTTCTTCAATTTCTTCTTCGGCTGTGTGTTTTTCAATAGCGTCTTTGGCTTTGTCTTTGAGTTCACGATCAATTTTGACTTTTTGTTCCAGCTGATCAAGATATTGTGTGAGGTCTTTCTTGACCTTGCTCAACATGTCTTCTTCAACTTCTTGCATGGCTTCGCCAAGTGATGGCTTTTTAGGCTCAACTGAGTCACCTACCAACTTGCCATGCATGGGGTGTTGAGGATCTGTTTTAGACCCTAGTGCTCGGATGCTGTGCGGCTTGAACAATGCTGGCAATTGATGCACTGATTTTTGTTGTTGATTAAGTCCATGTTTAACGTTTACTGGAGTAGTTTTGCCTTCTACTATACTCAAACGTTGCAGTATGTCTCTAATGTCGTTGCTCATGCTCGTTGGTCTTTCAAGAAACTTCTCAACATCCAGCCATGCTTGCCGTGTGCGTCAATACGTGCGGCCAGAAAATCCATAATGCCTTGTTGATTTTCAGATTCAGCAATAGCGAATGTTTGGTTAAGTAGTTCTATCATTTGAGCATTGTTGGCATACAACTCTTCAATCATGAGTCGTGCCCGAGGAATTTTTGTCTGTCCGGCGATTTTTGAAAGTTCACCAAAGCGTTCAAAACTACCTGGGGTGTAGTCGTCAAGAATACGAATGAACTCAGCTGTTTGATCAATGCTGTTGTCGTAAACTTCTTCGTAGATGTTGCCAAAAAATTCATGCAGCTGAGCAAAGTCCGGTCCCTCCACGTTCCAGTGAAACAGCTGGGCCTTGATTACGAATGCGTATTCAGTTGCCAGGAGAGTTTTTAAAGCGTCCGCTAACATGTTTATTCCTTTTGTATTCCTTAGGCGTGTTCGGTGTAGGATCAGAGCCTGTTACATATTTACCACTTAACATGGATCCACCAGATCTTGACACCATGCCCATGGGCTGACTTACAGGTGCTATAGACCCTGAACTAGTGCCGCCTACTGACGCATTTTCCATAATTTCTTTCATTCTCATGATGATGGTATTTCCAATGTTATTTGATCTTCGTGTATTGCAGCATTTTTACTGGCTACTCGCATGTTTCTTATTTTTAATTTGCTGCCACACGGTTCCACCAGTTCATATTTAATTTTGTACAATCCTGGAGGTGCTTCAATTGCTATCACTTCTTCTAAGTAATAGTCTTTGCCATTCCAGATCCATGATCTTTCTGTAAACAACTCGTCATTTACGTACAATCTATAGCGAGTGTCATTGCCATCCCACTTGCAATAGACATCACAATGAACTTGAACTGATTTGGTCTGCATTAGATATTTAGTCAAATATACAGCTATAAATATCACAATGTTAAAACTATCAGAAATTCGTCGATTGCACATTGAATTGACCACAAGATGCAATGCTAGATGCCCCATGTGCATGCGAAACTATAGAGGATTAGAATACAATTCTGGATATCCGCTGTGTGAACTGTCATTGGCAGATTTCAAACACATTGTTACTCCTGAGTTGTTGGCACAATTGACTCAGGACGAAGCACCTGTCAATGGACTGATACCAAAAATGTTTACATTTAGGGGTGTTGAATTCAATGGCAATCTTGGTGATTTTGCATCAGCTCGAGATGCTGTAGAAATAGTTGAATATATTGCTGAACATAACGTTCCAGTTCGAATCAACACCAATGGCAGTTTAAGAAATTCAGCTTGGTGGAGTAGACTGGCCTTGCCCAATGTCACAGTGGGATTTGCTATTGACGGCATGAGTGACACTCACAAATTATATAGACAAGACACAGACTGGCACAGAATTATTGAACATGCACAAGCACTAATTCAAGCAGGAGGTCGGGCTGTGTGGAGATTTGTACCGTTTGACCACAATCGTCATCAAGAACAAGAATGCCGACAGCTGGCTCAAAAATTGGGGTTTTTTGGATTTGACAACATATACGATGGGCGAGACCATGGACCAGTATACACTAGGAACGG